ACCTTTGCAGCATCCAGTATTATCTGCGCTTTTGGCTTGGCATCTGCCGCACCTCGCTCGCCGTATCGGCACTTAGAATTATGCGGTATTGCCTTATATTTTGTGTGGATTATGCGGGAACAAAAAACAAATTTTCAGGATTCTGTCTCTTTTTCTCTTTTGTTTACCTCTCTCTCGCTGGCTTCCACCATCGAGATCACGTTCAGCAGCACCAGCCGCACCACAGCGGGGTGCAGGCAGCTGTTGTTGATGGCGTTGATGACGGACTTTTGGAGTTCTTCAATTTTTGCGGTTGTGGTCATTTCATCACCCTTTCTGCCATCGGGGAGCCGGAATATTCCGGGCGCGGATAGCTTGTATCTTCGGTTCGCGTGCCGCCGCAGGCTGCCAGCGTAAGCGAGATGACCAATGCAAGCACCAACAGCAAAGCCAACGTGGCCAAAATCTGCATGAATTTCTGCATTAAATCTCCCTCCCGTTCACGCTCAAAGAACCGCATTCAATTCTGCCGGGGATTTCAAACTTGCTGGCATTGCAGTGGATGACCTTATCTACCTGGTCAATGGCAATGCCCACAAACTCGCTGGTGGCCCCGCCGGTGGAATAATCAAAGCTGGGGTCGCCGGTGGAGAACCAGCCTAAAAACGTGTAGCGGGAGTTATCGCCAATATAAGATTTGCCGTACCGGCTGCTTAACACACCGGTCAGGTTGTTTTCCCAGTACCAGCGGATGCGCCCCGTGTCAATGTCCACACGAGTGCCAGCATCTTTGCCCATACGAATCCAGGCATTGTCCAGGTCATAAGTGGTTGTGCGCGCCTTATTGTGAATCTGCCCGGTCGTGATGTTTCCGCCGTTGATGATTGTCTTGTCCTGGTTCCAGGTACTCAAATCCGAAAATGTCACCACGCCGGATAGGTTGATCTGTGCGCTGGTGATCTCTGTTCCGCCTGCCGTCAGCTTGATGGTGCTGCTGGTTCCGCTTGTGCTGGCCGTCAGCTTAATTTCGCTCACCGTCTGCTTGATCTCGGTTTTTGTTTCGGTGGTAGTCAGGTAATCGCCGCTGCTGGCCGTCCACGCGGTAGGCGCGTTGCCCATCTGCACCATGGGGTGCATGATGGTCAGATCGTTGGTAACGGTGGCGTTATCGTCCGCGGTACTTATAAACAGACCGTCTGCATAGCCGTCCGCGGTCGCCGTAAAGGCCGCCCAGCGCAGCTTCCAGCCGTTATCCAGTGCAATGTCCTGCTTCGCATTTTTGAATGCATTGCCGTAATAACTTTTTGCGCCGCTGCTGTTCTTGGTCTCAAACTGCAAAAACAGGCTGTCCGTGCCAGAGTTGAGCTTGTACAGCACGCTGGCGCAATAGGTCATGCCCTTGGCAATCACCAGCGTTTTGTCCGCACCAAAATGGAAGCGGGTGTTCTGCGCCCTATTGGTCGCATGGACGGATTCGCCATCAATGGTGTAGCTGCCCTTTTTGCTCAGGTCATTGCCGCCTGCATCCAGGGTCGCATTGTTCCAGTTATCGGTGCCCGCAATAATATTGTTGCCGCCGGTGATCCGCTGCGTTACCGTCTGGGTAATGCTGTCGGCTTTCTGGTCAATCGCGGATACTGATTTTTTAACGGTTTTGAATTCCTGCTTGGTGCTGTCTAAATCGTTGGAAATGGTTGTGGTGGTCTTTTCCAGACTGCTGACTTTGGTGCTGATGCTATCCGCCTTTTGGCTGATGCTGGAAACATCCTCTTTCAGGCTGTTCACTGTTGCGGTGGTGGCATAATCCTGCAATTTGCTGTCAACCGCATTGTTGGCAGCGCTGGTAGCGGTATCCTTTACCGTCCCTGTTACAGATTCCGTCACGGACTTGGTGACCTCGGTCTTGATCTCATCCGCCGATTGGGAGATCAGGCTTTTGGCGCTTTTCTCTGTTATGTAGTCCCCGCTACTAGCTGTCCACGCGGTCGGCGCGTTGCCGTATTGCAGCATGGGGTGCAATGCCATGTACTTGTTTGTAACCGAACCCGACTGCAGACCAAATCTAACGCCGGTCAAAATATAGTTGTCCTTCGGTGTCCATGTGCCATACCGTAACACCCAACCGTCCGATTGCTCAATTTTGATTTGGTCAGCAGGCTTTATGCTGGTGTAATATCTGCTGCCGTTAGCATGCGAATAATGGATGTCCAGATAAAAAGCATCCTCGCCCGAAACTTGCTTGTACATAACGGATATGCACAGCGTTACACCCTTGACAATGCGCGTGCTAGTAGTGTTAAAATCAAATATTTTAAGGCTATTGGAATTTGTTACCGTTGCACTGCCATCATCATTGTATTCAACAGTGCCACCGCCTTGGAGAGCAGCGTTCTTGAAGCTCTCACTGCCCAGGATCAGGTTGCCGCCGCCGGTGATTTTGGTGTCTTTTTTCACCTCAGAGGAAAGCCCGTCCACCGTTGCTTTCAGGTCGGTATACTTGCCGGTCAGGTCGCTGGCCTTTACTTCCAAGCCGTCCACGCTGGTCTTGATCTCCAGCATCTTGCCGGTCAGGTTCTTGTAGCTCTGGCTGTTCACCGCGCTGGAACTTTCCCGGCTGGCGCTGCCCATGCTCTCAAAGCTTGCCTTGCCGGAGGAGATTGTGGCGCTCATCAGGTAGGTGTCGAACTCCCGCCCGCGTGCGTCCTTAACGTGCACGATCTGCCCGCAGGTAAGGCCGGAACTGCTGGGCACCGATACTTTGCAGGGGGTATAGGTCACGTTTTTCAGCACGTTGTAAAGGTTTTGGACAACGGTTTTCAGGTTGGCTTCGGTGCCAGTTGTCAGCAGCAGATTACCTTGCACTGCATAAGTGTTGGTGGCGGTGGTGCTGTCGGGGTAGATGACCCCCACGTCCCTGTCCGACTGCCGGATCTGGACTTTCTCAATGGCCTTGACGGTGTAGTCCTCGTAGCTCAAACTGTCGGCATAGTAGGCGGTGCTGTTGCTGGCACCGTCCGGGGTGATTTTAGCAGTGCTGCGCTTGTCTGTGTAGGTCAAGAATTGCAGTTTGCCGTCTGCATTCATGTGGGCGTAGCAGCCTGCCGCTTCCGCCGCCCAGGAGATAATCTGTCGGCAGGTTAAATCATCCGCATAGAACGCCTGCACGCTGTAGCTGCCGTTAATGGGCAGGCTGCTGCTGGCAAGTGTGACCCCTGCCCGCTGGCAGGCCAGCTGTACCAGCTGCCAGATGGTCTTGGGAAACTGTGCCTGATTGGCCCGCAGCCAGCCGGAGAAGTCCGTATCCAGCTTGGACATGGTGTCGTAGGCCGTAACCTTGTAGCTGTTGCGCTTGGTGCGGGTGGGCTTTTCAGCATAGAAAACACCCACCTTGGTTCGGTTCCCGGCATCATCCTGCCGGTAATAGGTCAGGGCGTCCCCGGCAGTAATTTGCAGGCTGCCGCCCGGGTCCGCCCAGATTTCGGCTTCAATGTAGTCCGAAAACGCAGAGCCGATGGTAAATTCCTGCCCGGCGTTCACCGCAGTGTGCAGCGTCAGGCTTTTGACCGCGCTGCCGGGGGAGCCGCCCTTTAACTCGGTGCCGCTGGAGAGAGTGAGAATTGGTTGGAGCAAATATACACCTCCTTTGGTTTTAGTTAGGAGGTAGGAGTGAGGAGTTGGAAGGTGTGCGCGTTCACGCACGGGTTGAAAATTGGGCCGCAATCCCGTAGGAGCGCACATTGTGCGCCCGTCGCCCTGTGGCAAATCCTGTTGTGGCATCTACCGCAAAGCCCCGGAACGGTTGAGACCGTTCCCTACAATGCTGGACCTTAGGCCCGTTTTAACTCCCAACTCCTACTTCCTACCTCCTAACTCTCAATCAGCATTCAATAATGTTAAACTTAAGGTTCTTCCACTGTTTCGTCTTGGCGTTATGCCAGGCGATGCCGTATTTGCTGCAGTAGCAGGTGGTGGTTTCGGTCTCGGTGGAAGAACCGGCTTTGGGATGGGTGAACTGAAACGTTGCCTTGCCTGCAAACAGCCCGATGGTGTACTTGTATTCGTCGTCCGTCAGGCAGCTGTAGGCGATGGGCCAGGTGGAAACCTTTTCCCGCACCACTTCGCGGTGCATGTACCCGGCCTCATCGCGCCCGGAATCGCTGGAATCCAGGTCGGAATAACTCGGTTCAATGTCGCAGTCCGGTGCGTACAGGGATTTGCCATCGATCTGGAACAGATTGGTCAGGGTCACATTACACACCTCCTGTGGCAATGGCCTGTTTGCGCTGCCAGCGCTGTACGGCGCGGCCTACGTCCTCGTCGGTCAGCTCAATGCCGTACACGGC